AACCGGCGACTCGCCTGCATCTGCTCGATCACCGGTTCGCCAATCGCTCGCTGCAGGTCGTAGATCTGCGCGTAGCTCATCGGCAGTAGTTCCGCCTTAAGTTTCCCCTGTTTGAACCCGCCCTCGAGCAACGCCTGCAAATTCTCCTGGTCGTGCTGTCCAGGGCGTTCCGCGTTCGTCTGCTGCCACGCGTCGAGTAGCCGGTACACGTCCTTTTTGGGTTTCAGGTAGAGAATGGACGTGCTCAGCTCGAGCCCCTCAATCCCCCTGCGGCCAACCTCGTCCCAGTCCCACCAGACCCAGCCCACGTCCGCCTTGAGCTCGTCGAACAGTACCGGGTACTTTCGCACGCGCGAATCCGCATCAAGCCAGAGGATCGGCCGTTTGTGTTCGCGCAGCATCCGCCCCATGAACTCGGGTTTGTAATGGGTATTCAGGTACCAGTTGCCGCGATCCGCGTATTCCTCGACCACTACCTCAAGCCCCATGGCCCGCGCGGTCCGCACCATCTCCTCAGCCTCGTGCCGGTATTGGGGCGTGATCGCGCACACCGCAAGGGGCCGCTCCGGTTTCGTTTCAAGCTCCGCAGCCGCGTCCTCGATCGGGCGCTTGTCAAAACACGTCAACCGGCTCTCGCCGTATTGCGTTACGCGGACGCCCCGCAGGCTCAGCAATGCCGCCCACTTCTCAAACTCGGGAATCATCCCCTCGCACACGTCCGCCTGCTGCACGTGCCAGGGATATCCCCCGTGGTGATGCTCCTGTGTTTTCCCGGCGCTCCCCAGGTCGAACCCCAACAGGCGGATGTCTTTCGCGCCCAGGGCCGCCGCGAACTGGAGCGCCAGCGTCCCCGTGTTGTTGGTTTGTGGCAACCCGCCCTCCATGTCGAGCGCGTCGCCCGCGGTGCGCTTGCGCGTCACCACATACACGTCGTCGGCCAGCGTTCCGTTCTTCCCCTCGAGCTGACTGAACACCTTCAGCCCGGTGTAGGTCTTCCACGATCCCCCAAACCGACCGGCTTCCGCCCAGGCCAGAAATCCGGACGCGTCCGCGCCGTCGATGAATATCGTGGTCCCCACGTGCGGCCGTTCGTAGCACCGGTTACATCCGAGCACCACTTCGCCCCGCAGGAGTTCCCAGTCGAAATCGCGCAGACTAGGCCCGCCCCCGATAATCCAGACCCGCGGTGCCGCTGCCCACGCGTCCCGCCCCAGCGTCGCGTGCACCATCCGGTACCCGATCCGCTGCGGAACGCGCTCGCTCTGCATACTCCGCGTCGTGATGATGTCCGCCGCAGGCGATTGAATATCCGGAAGCGCCTGGCGCCTCCGGCAGGCAATATCATGTGTGGTGATTACAGTCGGCATGAACGCTCCTTGAGAACCCGGGGACCCCTCTCGAGATCCCCGGGTGTTACTCCTCGTCAGCCCATCAGCTCGTCGCGCAACGGCGAATCTGGTTTGAGTCGCCGATCGCGCCGCCGTACCGGCCCCACCCGTACTGGGTGTCCGAATACGACGCGGGATCAAAGTCCGGAAGAACCGTCAGATTCATCCGGTCGCCCCACATGAGCTTGTTGCTGGGAAGCGCCACGTAGTAGGACGTGGTCCCTGTCAGCCCCAGCGTTGGCACGGGCATCACGTTGTACTGCACGCCCGGGAACGTTCCGGCCAGGCCCGAATTCAACAGGCCCAGCGCGCGGTTGATCCGGCTCAACAGGGCCAGCGGGTACAACAGCACGAACACCGATTTCGGCGATGCGCCGTATCCGTTGCCCTTCACCGCGTTCAGGATGTCGTAGCACGCCTTGTTGACGGTCTCGATGTCCCGCACCGCCGTGTAGTTCGGATCGCTCGACGCCAGCGAGGCCGGCACCGCCGCCTGCCAGCTCACGTTGTACGAGGAACTCAGCGCCTCGATCAGCGCGTAGGCGATCTCGGATCGGTCCGCGTACCACTTGTTGCGGAACGAGATCACCGCGTTCTCGATGGCCCAGTATTCCTCGTCGTCGAGCAGGCGCCGGGACCAGCCGAGGCCGCCCCCGTACATGTCGAACGTCACGGGCGCTTTCGTGCCCTTGACCTTGTACACCTGCGCCTTCTCGCCTTCCGGCACGAGCTGGAAGCTCAGGCCGTCCTCGATGTCCAGAATCTCGAACCCGTTCCGGTTCGAGCCAGTGAAATCGAGCACGTCGAAAACGGACTCCCAGCCGTCGTCGTAGTAGTCGGTCTGCTGAAACTTCCGCACTACCGGAAGAACAGTCGTCGGAAAATCGTCCGACGTGGCTGCCGCCCGCACATCGAGCGCCTGAGACACTCTGGATGGCGGCTTCGCGAGGAACGTGTTGATGGCCGCGCGGATGTTGCCGCTCGTCTCGGCGTCTACCCGCTCTTTGCCGGCCAGCGCCGCTTTCACCGCGCGCCAGTCACACACCTGGAATTTTCGCACCATGGTCGTCACCCCCTTCCTAGCTCACGATCCCGAGCGTTCCGTCGAGGGCGATCAGCACCTCTTCGGCGCTCGTGGCCGGCTGTTCGAGGACCACGCCGCACAGCGTGTTCCCCGTCGTACTTTCATTCACTTCCGCTTCGGCGGCGTCGAAATACACTTTCGACCCCACCGCGTACGAACCGCTTGCGGCGGCTGCGCACGGCACCGTGACCTTCGGCGCGTAGTAGATGAACGCCACCGAATCGCCCGTGTCCGCGGCTTTGAAGTAAAAGCCGACAACGTCCTCGACCTTCGCCATCGTCCCGGCCACAACGCCGGGGCTGGCCGCCGTCAAGGTGAGCGCTTTTGTCTCCGCGAGTGCGCACGCGAGTCTCGTCCCCGTTATCGCCATCGCTTACCCCTCCACCGGCAGGAACGGATTCGCTGCCGAATCCTCCGTGCCTTCGCCGTGCCCCACGTTCGCGGCTTGCGCCCCCGCGTGAAGCTCCTCTTCTTTCGCCTTCAGCATCAGCTCGCGCGCGTCCTGGAGCGTCGCGCCGTTCGCGATCAACTCCCCGGCGTCGACGGAGCTGCTCAGCTCCCGCGCTTTCGCGGCGATGCTTCCGGCACGCTCACGTTCGGCCTTCACGGCCGCCTCCACTTCGGCTGCGGCGCCCTTCAGCGCTTCCGATTTGATGGCGTCCACCAAATCGGGGCGGGCTTCCGCAAGCTCCGCGGAGGTCATCGTCGTGATGTCCTTCATCGACATCCCCTCCTCTTCCGGCGGCGGAAGTGCTCCGCCCGCCTGGTTAAGCGCCTCCACCCGTGCCTTCAGCGGCTCGGGCAAGTGCGCGAAATTGAAAATCGCCCCCTGCTGCGCATAGGCTCGCGCAGCCTTCTCGGTGCTCTCCGCGTCCGCAACGGCCGCGTCCGCCAGGCCCGCCTCCACGGCTTCCGCGCCCGTGAACCACGTCTCGTTCCGCACCCAATCGCGTGCGGTCTCCGCGTCCTGGCCGCTCCGCCGCGCGTAAATCCCCACGATCTCCCCCTCCACCTTCTCGAGGATTTCCGCCGTTTTGAGCATGTCTTCCTTGTCGCCCACGGCGAATCCCCAGGGCTGGTGAACCATGAGGAACGCGCCTTCGCCCATCTCGATCCGGTCGCCGGCCATCGCGATCACCGAGGCCGCGCTCGCCGCGATCCCGTCGATCTTCACCAGTACTTTCCCGGGGTGATCTTTGAGGGCGTCGAATATCGCCGTGCCGTCCCACACGACGCCGCCCATCGAGTTGATGCGGACCACGATCTCTTCGGCGTCGGCGGCGTTGCGCAATAGCGCCACCACCTTCTTCGCGTTGATGCCGTCGCCCCACTCGTCCCCCACGATTCCGTACAGGTCGAGTTCCAGGCGCTTATTCTTCTGTGCGAGTCGAAACCCGTTCATCAACCGGGTCCTCCTTGTTTTCGAGTCCCAATTCCTTCATGCGGCGCTCTTCGAGCGCCCGCTGCTCGAGCACTTCCGCGTAGTCGTGTCCGCGCGCCGCGTTCTCAATCGCCAGGGTGCTCAGGTTCCCCGCAACCGCGCGCAGCGACGCCCGCACCTCCTTCTCGGGGTCGACCCATTCCCAGCCCGGCGGGACGATTGCCACGCGCAGGTACGCCTCGCGGTTGGCGTAGAAATCCGGCATCGGGACGTACCCGCGCAAAAAGGCTTCTTCCTGGACCAGCCCCCACGAGGGGCGGATCAATTTCTCCCCCAGCAGTTGCTGGTAGACCCGGAAAAACCGCCGCGCTTCAAGGAGCGCCGCGCGCATGTTCGAGTAGTTCGACTCGCTGAAATCCTTTGCCACGAGTTCGTACGGCAGCTCGCACCCCGCCGAAATGAGGCGCAATACGCGCTGCACAAACGGGTCGAAACTCTCCCCCGGCCGTTCGGGCTTGATTTGCGTCGGCGAAATGCCGCTGCCGCGCAGGATCATCCCGGGTTCGAGGGCTTCCACTGTCTGCCCGTCCACAGTCGTCAGTTCGCCGTGGCCGGTCATCGTCCCGGGGTCGCCTTCTTCGTTGATGACCAGGGCGAAGCACGCGGCTACGCGCGCTGCTACCAGTTCCGCTTCGAGGTATTGCGAGAGGTGTTGGAAGTACTGCATGACTGGCCGCAAGAACGGAACGCCCCGCCGCTGCCCTGGCCGGCGCTGGTCGTAAATGTGCAGGACGTTCGGGCGGCCGTCCCGGTCGTAGGCCGGCACTTTTTCGTAATCGGCTTTGTTCCGCACGGCCCGGTCGTCGCCAGGGTGCACCTTGGAAATCCAGTACGCGACCGGCTCGCCGAACTTACCGAGCTCGATTCCTTTGCGCACGTCGAGGTCGCGGCGGTATTCGTACTCGGGCGGCGAATCCACGCGATCGGCCTCGATGTGCATCCACGCGAAGCGGTACGGACGCCCGGGCAAATCGGCCCGCAACAGGAACGCCTCGCCGTTCATGAGAATCTGAAACGCCACCTGGCGCTCAAGGGACTCGAAACACAGACGCCCGCTCGCGTCGCAGGTCCGCCCCCAGCTCTCCCACGCGTCTTCCTGGGCGTTCCGCAATGCCTCGGCGGCCTTGTCGGAGATGCCCAGCTTCGCGCCGTCGGCAAGGGATTGCACCTGAATGCCGGTCCCGACCACGTTGTTGACGATGGTGCTGATGATGCCGTTCGCGTGGCCGTCGTTGTCCATGAGCCGCCGCGACCGCCCCCGCAACGCCGACAATTCGCTGAGCGTGTCCGCGTCCGCGGAACCCGATACGGTTGACCAGCTCGAGTTCAGCCGCGAAATGCTGGCCGCGTCGGAGGCGTCTCCGAGAATCTTCCGCACGGCCTGGAGCGCGTACCGCCGGTTGCGCGCGGTCTGGCGCCGCAACGCCCGACGGGGCGATACCACGCCGATCGCGTTGTCGAGGGTTTCGCCGAGACGGTCCCACCAGCCCCGCGTCACGCGGCGGCCGGAATGGCCCCTGCCCCGAACGCGCAGCTTCACCTCAGACACGACCGCGTCTTTGTCGGCGGGCCCGCTCATCCGGGCCTCGTGAACTTGACGTAGGTTACGTCGGACCCGCGCGATTCACCGGCGGCCAGCGACGCGTAGTAGGTGCGCAGTTTCAGGACGTCCGCAATCGGGTACCGGCTGATCTTCCGCCCCCCGATCTCGTAGTCCTTCACGCCGCCCGCTTCGAGTTGGCCGGCCATGTACGCGTCGATCGACGCTACGATTTCCACCGCTGTCGCCATTGCTTCTCCTCGCCGAAAAACAAAAAACGCCCCGTCGGCATGGAGGAGAACGTCATGGGGTCTCGCCATGCGACAGGGCGTAATGCACACGCTCAGATGTGACTTACGTTAGTCCCGATTCAATTGTTCACCGGCCCGCAGGGCCGCCAGTTGCGCGCGCGCCTTCTGGGCGCCGCTCTCGTGGGCGCGGATCACGTTGCACAAGCGTTCGGCCGCCCGGGCAATACGTACCTGCTCCGGGCGCCACACACGCACATTGCTAAAATGCTTTTTCACGTTCACGCTATTAGCATGACACACTCACGCCGTGCTGTCAATTCCACATATAGCCCTTCCGTTTTATTTTTTTCGCAGGCGTTCGACGGTTGTAAAGCGGTATTTGCAGAAATCGCACACCCGCCCCCGCCGAACTTCGTCCGGGAAATGCCGGGTATACACCACCTTGCTCTCCTCGCATTTGCAATTCGGGCATCTCACCATTTGACCCTATCCTCCGCACCGGGCTGCGAAACCCGGCATTTCGCTATCGTACCCACCCCTTCTTGCGCGGAATCCACGCGGCCGCTTTCGGCTCCCCCTCCCTCCGTGCTTTCGCCGGCGCTTTCGGGCGCGTCACGTACCGGTACGGCCACCCCCGCATATCCGCCGCCGCCGTTGCATACACCTCACAGTCCCATAGGTCGTTTCGTTCGTGCCCAGGCCGGAGCGTGTACATCGGCGTCGGCCGCCCCCGCGAGTTCCGCTCGATCACTTTCTGCTCGCTGGTCACATGCTCCCAGTACTCGGCCGACGCGGACGCGCTGATAAACCACACCTGGGGCAATACGCTGCGAAGCCGGTTGATGCGATCCTTGTAGGCGACCGTGTCGAGGCGGTACACCTCGAAGCGCCCCCGGATGGCGCTCCCCCGTTTGCGGTCGCGGTCGACGGTCGTCGCGACGTAGAGCGCGCCCTGCAAACTCGTCGGACTCCCCATGATGATCCGCGCGATGTCCCTGTTCGCGCGGCCGAACAGGTACGCTTCATCCGTTCGGTGACGGCCGTCCACGCACCACAGCGTCACGGGCATGACATCGCTGCTGTTCTCGACCGGGAACGCGGACCGCACCGGCAGCTTGTCGAAACAGGTCTGCGGCGTTCCCCCGATCTCCGCCACCCGTTCGGCGTCGTCATCGTAGACCGTCCCGTACGCGACCAGCCACGATTTCTCCCCGTACCCCCACGCCCGCACCAGCCAGTACGCGCGGTTCGCCTGAACGTCAATACCGCCCGTGAGAAACGCCGCGTCACGCGGAACGTACCCGAGCGGGTATTCCGCCGCGAGTTTCCGCACGCTGTCTTCGTCGACCTCCTCGACCCGCTCGACCCACACCTCCGCCAGCCAGCCGTTGATGAAGTTCATCAGCTTGTTGGGCTCGTTCTTGGAGCGGAGGAATTCGGCCGCCATTTCGCCGAACGTGATCCACGGCGAATAGAGGCTCGACAGGTGAAACCCCGCATGGGCGCTCACCGGCGGCGTGCCCACGAGGTTCCCTTTCCGGTCGACGCTGCACCCGGACGGCGCCCACCGGCCCTGTTCGAGCATCCGGGGCTTGTCTTTGTCGGCGATCTTCGCGTGGCAGTGTTCGCATTCGTACCACGCGAGATGGTGGTACTTGAGCGCGTCGAGGGTCTCGCCCTCGGGCCATTTCACCTGGGACCAGGTCAGCACCTGGTACTCGTGGCACTTCGGACACGGCACCCAATAACGCCGCCGGTCGCTGTGCCGGTAATGGCGGTTGATCAGCCCGGCATGGGTCGTCGGGCTCGACACGCGGACCTTCTTGCGGTTCCAGAAATTCTTTGTGCGTTCTTCGGCCAGGCTTGCCGGGTCGGCTTCGCGCCCGGACCACACGGGGTATTTGTCGACCTCGTCAAGCCACACGTACCGGCAGGGAAAGCTGGCGAGACTCGCGGGGGATTGTGACCACGCTGGAAAGATATACATGCGATCGAAATCGAGACGTTCCTGGCTGTTGTCCCACCGGTTCCCCGCCTGGTGCTGCCGGATTACCGGGCTCCCCTCGAACAACGGAATGATTCGCGTGCGTAACACGCGCTTCGCCTGCTGTTCGTCGGGCATCACATAGAGGCCCGTGCCGGGGTCCTGGTCGACGGCATACCCCATCGTGATGAACGAAAAGAGGGTCTTGCCGAGCTGCGTCCCCCATTGCAGCGAGATCTCCTCGATGTCTTCGTTCGAGAAACAGTCGAGAGGTTCACGAAGATACGGCGTGCGGCTCAGGCGGAGCGGACCAGGCTCAGCGCAATCTTTCCCCTGCAACACAATGCGCCCTTCGGCCCACTCAGAACATCGCGCCCGAACCGGCACTCGAAAGACACGCTCCACCACGTCCCGTGCTGAATCGAAAACCAACTCCGCTACTGCTTCACTTGTGCTCATTGAATTTCCGGCCTCTTGTGCTAAAAACCTCAAACATCTCCATCCTGCAACATCGAATTGCGGGCCGTCTCAATGGCCCGGTGAACCTCATCGCGGATCGTCCCAGCGATTTCCTTCTCGTCCCGGCGAGCCAAGCGCGGCGCCACCACCTTACCCAGCCCGTCGAACGCTTGTACGATATGCGTGAGCACCCGCCCCCATCGCGCCTCCACGTCCACCCGGCTGACCAGTGCGTCGCGTTTTTCCAGAACCTCCAATTCCGCGCGGTCCGCCCGCGCTGCACGGTAGCGTTCGAGTGCGGGGGAGTCTGCGCCCGAGCCGTCCGCCTCGAGTTCCAGTTCCTCTTGCACCCGCCGCAGCTTCCATGCGACCACCTCCGGTAACGACCAGGTCCC